TTTAGCACCCTATCCGCCTTAGCAGCAGCTCCAGCGGTTTTATCTAAAGAGTCCCCTAGCTTTTTCGCGTCTACTGCGACTCTTCTAGTAGTACCTTTATCATCTACTGTTACATCTATGTATATTTTATTTGCCATTAGCCTTTCACATTATGGGTGAAATTTTTATTTCCACCGCTTTTAGCTTTGCGCTCTTCCTCTTTTCTTCGTCTTTCAGCTTGTTCTGCTCTATAATTCAGGATAATTCTTTCATACATCTTCATAAAGTATAGGCTCGTTTTTACGTCTTCTATCTCGTAGGTATCAAATATAAAACCGCAAGAACTCCAATCTTTTCCCCTGTAGGAGCCAGACATGCCATCCCATACATCTGACAATAAATTAAACATAAAAAATGCCACTTGCACCTCTACAGGAAAATCCTGCTCGGTGAGCGGCATCTTTTGGGGGTCGGGCTCTTCTCCGAGCTGTTCGCATATACGTAGATACTTTTCTACGTCTACAGAGGCATCCTGTTCTCTAACGAAACGCTCAAGTAAGCCTTGGATTTCGGTTACTTGCGCCCAGTAAAATTTTCTAAATTACTCGCAGCGTTTGTTAGCCAAGAATCAAAAGTGTCTGAGTTTTTCATCATTAACACTGCATTTTCTTGAGTATAAGGAAGCTCATCATCGGGGTCGAGTTGCGAAATATCTACCAAAAGAAACTCTTCTAGGTAACGAAATTTCAAGCCTGTCCATCCACGAATAACAGCTTTTGTGTACTCTAAAAGAAACTTATCTTCATTTAAAGTTTCTTCAGGGGAGTGATTACGCTTATTGAATTTGGTTTCTACACATTTCTTGCGTAGTTTAATCAATTCTTCTCTTGCTAGGTAGCAAACTTCTACCGAAAAGCTTTCATATCCTGGAAAGTCAATAGAAACTACTTTGCTGGGGGTCATTAAGCTTGCTAGGGAAACATCAGTCATTCTTTACTCATCCTTTTGATTTTTATAAGAAAAGCAGGGAGTAAAACTCCCTGCTATTTGATATATTATAGTTCAAAACAGGAAAACTGTCAAGAACTATTTTTTATTATCTATTAAACTGCGCCTACGTAAGTAATAGTTGCTTCGTCAGTCTCGTCAATTGTAGTTGGTAAGGCCATGAAGTTAGTAGTTAGTGCTATAACATCAGCTACTTCGTGAGTAGGAATCTCTACGTGACACGTAGGCATTGAGATTTCCATACGAGGAGTAGCACTTGATCCGCCAATCTTAAAGGTTAGGGCGAGGGAATTAGTAACTACAGTATCAATACTCTTGATATCCTCCCAGAAATCAGATGATTGATCTGAAGTAACAGTATCCTTGCTCAGATAGCAAGTAAAGTTACCTGATACAGAACGAGTGCCTGTAACGTGTCCAACAGGTAGGTTTACTTTACCTAACTCTTCTGGAGTGATATAAGTAATATTGTTAGAAACAGTAATATTTCCGCCTGTTAAAGTCAGGTTATAGGATGCTGCAAGCTCGTTTATAGTATCCCCATCAGGATCCCGAGTTGTGGGTACAACGCTCAATACAGAGAGACGATTACGAATAAAGTTATCAGTAGCAGTTATTTTTTCAGTGATAGTAGCAGTAGGTTGAGAAGCCTCTACAATATTAGAAGCAAAGCCGCTCCAGTTAATCGTTGCTAGACCATCAATATCAAAGTCAATAGAAGCTTCATTTACAACTGCTTTGGTTAGCTTATATATTTTCTTGTTGGCATTACCAAGAACAAAATAGATTTCTGCAGTGCCTAGAGTAGACTTATTGGAAGAATCAAAGTTAATCGTAGTATTAGTAGTTCCATAAACAAAACCAGTCATAGCTGCATCGCTTACACCTTCTACAGGTGCGGTATAAGTAGCGGATCCTACCATAAGTGCCCATAGCACTTCTTCTACTGCGTGATGATTTACATCGTCATCGGCCCCGCCGCCGCTTACTACGCCACTTGCGATAAATGGGCGAACGTAAGTAGAGAAGGACCACTCAGCAGGAGCAAGAGAGTCGTTAAAAGCCCTACGGCCACGACGGCTTATACCGGCAGTGCTCTCCATCTCAGATAGAGTAATTTCAGTAGCGTTTGTAGCCTGGGAAAAAGCATATCCGTCCAATACGGGCATTTCCCAGATATTAGCCCCGACAGCGATATAAACCTTTGTATCGCGGCTAAAATATAATTGTTGTGACATTAGTTTCTCCTAATAAACTTGAAAAGACATGGACTTGAACGTTTGTTCTTGCCAGTATTTTCTAGTATTGAACCTCTATAAGCATCTCTCCGACACCATAAGGTTCAAGTACGCCTTCGTCAGTATCAATACTAACTACGGTGATTTGATGTGTATACTGTGTACTCCCTTGAGAGTCTTTGTACTCCAATCGAGCACTCGTCTCTATGGTAGTTTCTACGTCTTCTAGTAGTTTTTCTAAGGCTTCTACAGCATCTTCTTCTTTTACATAGCAACGAATAGTAATAGATAAAAATCTATCCTTATATCCTCCACCTTGATATTCTCTTCTTTCGCTTCCAGCATTTAAGTGCACTGAAGGAAACTCATCAACTTCATCCCAGAATTTAAGTCTGGGGCTAACATTATCGAATAAATTAGTTAAGTAACTTCCAGTACCATCTATTCTTTTTAATTTCTCTACAAGAGCGTCCACAATAGCTTGGCGTCTAGTAGTATAATCTCTTTCCGCCATTATACTCTCCGAGTGTAAAATCTACCGAGCGCAAACTGTAATGCTATCTCTCGAATAGAGTTAGAAATAAGGGTTCTAGGGTCCCTCTCCACGTTTCCCTGGGCGTACCCAGGTTCAAATGTTTGATAAGGGTACAGCATATAAGTATACTCAACACTAGGAAAGCCTTTGGGCGTTTGAAGTATATTTATTACTCTCGCACTCTCTGCAAATCTACCAGTACGGTAGTTCAGGGCAGGGCTTCCCATATTTTTTGCAACTACAGATGGAAGCTGTGCATTTATCTGTGCTATCAACCGCAAAGGGGAAGAGGAGACCCCCTTCTTTGCACGAGGCTTTCTTGTTCCGGCAGCTTTTCCTTTAGTTACAATCAAAGTATCTTTTTTAGGTTTTGAAGACGCAGACCCTTTTGAAGTTGTTTTTAAAGCCGCACTTTTCTTCGTATTTGTTACTTTAATTCGTTTAGTAGACTTCTTGCCTACATTATCTACGAGTACTTTTTCAATTTTATCGGTTAAAGTACTAGAACCTTTCATCGTTGGAAGGGTGCTCGCGAAGTCTTTAACAAAACTTACAAACGCCTGCTTTATATACTTCTCTCTCGCAGCATCAATTCCGATATTTTCTTTGCCCAACTGAAAAGTCACAATAGAAAAGTAGTCTGCAATTAAGTCCCCTCTTGGAGTTACTATCTGATTCGCGCGGGAAAAAAGAGTAATAATCTCTTTTTTTGCAAAGTTTTCAAGCTTTGCAGTTTTTGAGTACTCTTCAAACTTATTCAGCAAAAAGGATCTTGCTTCTTCGTCTACCACAGCTGCAATTGCTCCAGCAATTTCAACCTGAGAAACTGCAGAACCCCGTACTCCGTGCCCTTTATGAATATTTTGAGCTATAGCTGATCTTTGGTCTTCTTTTAGTAATTTATTGCTAATGAAATAATCTAAAAGTACTTTCTTAACGCTATCTATAGAGCTGCGAAAAGTACTTACAATATATGCATTTTTAAGGGAAGAAGCTGGGAGAACTTTTGGTAGTTTGTTACGAACAATACTATATCGAGTAGGATTCTTGCGCTGAAAATTCTTTTGGAGGCGTTCGGCTTCTGCTCTTGCAACAGCGATAGCTCTATCATAGTGATATTGGCTAATTTTTACTCTACCGGAAAAGGTTTCTTCTATTGCTTTCTTTACTTCTTTTGGTCCTGGAATAATCAGTAATTGCCCTGATTGCGCTTCTATGCGCTTGCGGGCCTCCTGCTCTAGTTTTGCTAAAAGGGGGCTAACAAATTTCTGAGAGAAGTTACGATTACTCATTAGAAGTTCTTATAGAAGTCTAGGACTCTTTTAATATGGGCAGGGAATTCTGCAGAATTAACCGTAGTAGTGTTATTTTGAATAGAAGCTCCCGCCAATGTTTGGCGCTCTTTATACTCATCCTTTAGATAATAAGTAATTAAGTCTAGTACTGCGAGCTTTAAATCCGCAGGGACTTGTTGATACCCAGCGGTGTAGGTAACTCTTACAGCTCCAGGGCCTTTTGCCCAGTTTCTGTATCCCTGACCACCTGTTGTTCTAAAAATACTATCTGTTAAATGCTCTGCATAGAATTCTGATGCTCCAAGAATTGTATAGGAATCTTGGTACCCTGCACGCTCTTCTACGGTTGACACTACAAGGATAGGGCTTTCGGTGAGCTGAACAACTTTAGTGTCCCAGTTAATACTAAAAGTTTCTACTTTTGGGGTAGTATAATAATCAATTAAGCTATTTCCACAATAAGTTTTTACCAATTGACTCACAGAAGTAATTAAAAGTTCAAGGCGAAAGTCTTCTTTCGTAGAAGTAAGGCCTTCTGCGTCTTTATAATCTTGTACAGTAATTAAATTTGCCATAAGTCCAGTAGTAAAAACTCGGGGGTGTTAACCCCCGAGCTTAACCTATATTAGGTTACGATGTTAATCTTAATGCTGCTGTAGTTACCAGCTGCATCTGCTACTAGTTCCTCGAAGCCGAGAGACTGGGTAGCAACGATAACACGACGCTGATTACTTACTTCGTAATCAGTTTCAACTGTTACACCACGTAGACGTGGGATAATGAAGTTGCGCAGGTTCACTGCGAAGGCCGCTGCGGTACCATTAGCTTCTGCTGCGAAAGAGTCAGAAACGATTACAGGAGAACCGTAAACTGCACCAATTGCACCAGTGATCTTGGTAGCTGCGTCAGAGCCTACGTCAGTGATATCTGCAAAGCCACTGTCTTCGATCAGCTCGAAATAACGGTTCTGGCTAACGATGTAAGCTACATCGGAAGGACGTACGCCGTATTTGCCCATCAGCTGACGGCAAGATAGCAGTTTAGCAGCCGTTAGAATATCCCCACCAGCAAGGCTTAGGTTAGCTGCAGTATTAGCAGTAGCGTAGCCGGACAGACCGGTGATAGAACCAGAGCCATTAACAATAGCGTTATCTACAGCGCGAGCGTGAGCGCGAGCTACAGATTCTATTAGCATAGGCATCAGGTTTACAAGGACTTCTTCATCAATGTTATTGTCCATGTAGGTCTGTGAGATTAGACGATAAGCATTCAGGACAACCTGAGCTACTTTATACGTAGCATCGCTTGCGCCACGGTTTTCTAGGTTACCAGCAGTAGCAGCACCAGTCTGGAATACAGCAGGATCAACATCAGGCTGGATAGGCAGAACAGTTGCAGCTGCATTTACAGGAATCTCACGGAACATACCGGCGGTGCGGAGTTCCAGAGTTACTTCTTTCTCGATCATACGAGAAACTTCCTGGTCAATATCGCCAGCGTTAGTAGTGTAGTCAATACCAGCTTTCTGCAGCAGACCAGTACCAAACTTGGTGTTCCAGCCTTTACCAGTCATTACGCCTAGCATATGGCCGTACAGGAAGTCTTTACCAAACTTGGTTAGATCCCTATCGGTGCCGCGATCCGAGAAAACTCGCTTGGAGTCACGGATTTTTGCAAGCTCTACGCTTTTTTCTTCAATCTCAGCTTTGAACTGGGCTACGATTTGGTCGAACTTAGCGTCTTTTTCTGCGAACTTAGCTTCTAGATCTTTATGCAGTTTTTCTGCACCAGTTTCAAGAGCTACGCGAGTTTGTTCTTCTTGAGCCTTTTTAATGGCTACGTCTTCAGCGGCTTTAGCAGCGACTGCTTTTTCTTCTGCCTGCTTCATTGCAATTTTTGCGGCAGTTTCATCTGCTACTCTCTTTGCAAAAGCTTCCAGGTCGAATTGATCTGACATTTTTGTCTCCTTTACTTTGGGCTTCTCGCCCGTCTTTTTCGGTGTGTCGCTAGCTACGCTAGATGCAATAACATCTTCTTTAGCCAGAGACTGACCGGCTAGATCGACACGATTAATGAAAGTTTTCTTATAAGCCTCGTACTCTTCCATAGAGTCAAAGGACTTAGATAGCGAGAAAGTAGCTGCCTGATTGCAAGGAACGGAAACAACCGATACCTCGAATAATTCAGCATCCTTAATCAATAGTCCATCAGTTTCCTTAATATAATCAGCATCCTTGACACGGAAACCAACGGAAAAGGCTCCAAGAACGCCATCTTTTACTAGCTGAGCTACTGCGTCGGGAGCAGCTTTGCTAATTCTTGCTTCTAATTCTAAACCATTTGGTCCAGTCTTCAGGCCAGTAGCCCTTCCGATAGGTTTATCATAGTTATGATTAAATAGAATTATAGGATTACGCTTAAAATTTTCTAGACCGCCTTTTGTCCAAGCTTCGGCGGAAATAACATCCCCCGCGCGGTCAAAATCTGAAGTACTAGCCATTCCTCGAATAAGGACACTACCATCTTCTTGATCTTCTAGAGCTTTAAACGTAGATGTAAGATTAAATATCTTTTCCATCTTCTTTACTCTTTATAGCTTTGGGCACCTCTACCTTGACGGTAGGCTTTGCCACTTCAACTTTAGGGGTTACTGTAGCTTTGGGTGCTTTAATCATTTCCCAAAGTTCTGGCTCGCTTCTTTCTACCATTACTACTGCTCGTGAGTATGAACGAAACACATTACGTATACCAGAGAAAGGAATAGGCTTATCCGTGGCATCAATATACTCCTGTTGGGAGAGTACCTTGCCTTTTTCAGCAAAATACATTGCTAAATCCCTAAGTCCCTTCTTTCTCTGTCTTAAATTAGACATCACTATCTCCTTCTGTGGCCTGGGCAGGTCTTCCACCTTCTCCAGAATTTGCTGCGCTTCCTGCAATATTAGCAGGTATTCTTAAATTATCATGTCCTTCGATGGGCTCAAATCCTAGCTTCTCCCTAGCCTCATTCGGGCTAATTACTCCTGTATTTACTAAAGAAGTATAGTAGGAAGACTGGTCACTTAGCTCCGCTTGTAGGGCCGGAATGTTAGTTACATCCTCCTCTATCTTGAATCCGAAGAATCTTTCGTATGCGAAGTTCATCTTACGAACTATTGGAAGAACTGTCTCTAAGTAGTAGAGGCGTAGGTTTGGGCGAATATTTGCGTTATTTCCCGAGTCTAGAAGGATTGGAGGTACTCCCAACGCTTTTAGAATAGTTTTTTCACATTCTCCAGTTGCTGATTGAAAATCTAAGTCTTTAAAGTTTACATTCGACAGTGAATCAACTGACATACCGCCATCTAAGATTAAGGGTCTGCGACCGCCACCTTCGGGGCTATACCGAGACTGCCAAGACTGAAGCATACGCTCTTTAATTTTTTCTGATAGAGTATCCGGGCTAGTTAGCACGAGTCCTGGGATAGCTCCATTCTTGAAAAAGTTATCCTGAAATACTCTCATCTTCCTTAGTAGATCCATAGTTCTGTGTGCA